CCTGATCATCTATGCCAATTCTGTGTTTGATAGTAACCGGAATGTCCACGGCGTCTTGCATGGCTTTAATGCAATCGGCCACCAAGGGTGCGTGGCCCATAAGGCAAGCCCCTATCATGTTGTTTTGCACTCTGTCGCTGGGGCAGCCCACGTTTAAATTCACTTCGTCATATAGATAGTCTTGCGCAATTTTTGCGCACTGGGCCAGCTCTTCTGGTTTGCTGCCTCCCAGTTGTAGTGCCACCGGATGCTCTTGTTCGTTGTATTGCAAAAAGCGATCTGGGCCGCCCTTGCCATGAATGATGGCGCCCGTTGTGACCATCTCTGTATACAGGAATGCATTGTCACTAAGGGTTCGCCAGAAATAGCGGCAGTGGCGATCCGACCAATCCATCATAGGCGCCGTGCAGAAACGTCTAGCGCCCATTTTAAGGGGGCTGCCAGTGTTTACGGGGGTTGTAGCGTTTTCTGTCATGCGTCTATTTCTGCCTGTTACTGCTTAATAATGCCTATTTTTCACTATTCGGTGTGACAATAGGGTAACAAAATTTGTTAGTATTCATTGTTACCCCGATTAATGTTACACCGGACGAGTATTATATCATGGCTAGTATTAGAAAACGCCAGAAGGCCGATGGCTCTACCTCCTATACGGTTGTCATACGCGTTAAGCAGCAAGGCCAGATTGTCCATAGTGAATCCCGTACATTCTCAAAAGATGCCCTGGCTAAGAGTTGGGCCAAGCGCCGTGAAACCGAACTGGAAAATGATACTGAGTTGGCCAATGCCATGGCCAAGAAAAAAAGCGGTGTGGATTCTGGCGCCGTGTTGTTTGGTGAGTTGATTGATCTATATATCGGTAAAGTTAAGAAAATGAAGGGCTGGGGGACAACAAAAGAAAACGTTTTGCAGCTGATTAAGCGTTACCCCATTGCCAAGATACCCGCCGAAAAACTCACCACGAAAGACATAGTGGATTACATTGTATTGCGCTCCCAAGAGTCTTCCCCGCAAACGGCCAACCAGGATTACATGTATATTCGCCAAGTATTTGGGGTGGCTGAAGACTTGCTGGGGGTGGATGTTAATTTTACGGTGATCGAGAAGGCCCAGCGTACACTCACCAAGATCGGTGCCATAGGCAAAAGCAAGGAACGGGATCGCAGGCCACATTTAGTGGTGAGTGATGACACTGAAAAAGCAATTGATGAGCTGGGTGATATTGTGTCTCTGGCTTATCGCAAACGCCAGTCCAGCTATTGGAAGCCCACCAACATAATGCTGGATAGGGTGATTGTGTTCGCCATGTTTTCGGGGCGGCGCATGTCTGAAATTTGCCGTATCAACCGTACAGATACCGATTTTGAACGCCAAGAAGTGTTGATTCGGGATATGAAACATCCCAGCCAAAAGAAGGGCAATAACGTCTGGTGTTATGTGCCGGATGAGGCGTGGGCGGTACTGGTATCTATGCCGGTGATCGATGGGGATGATCGTTGGTTTCCCTATAATGCCAAGAGCGTGGGTGATTATTTTAGGCGGGTTCGTAAAGAAGCGGGTTTTCACCAGTTATTTGATGGCCAAGAAGAGTCGCCAGATAACCCTAATTTACGTTTCCATGACTTGCGCCATGAGTGCGCCAGCTGGTTATTTGAGAAGAACGGGCTAGGGGATGAGCGTTGGGATGTGCCCCGGGTGGCACTGGTTACCGGTCATCAAAGTTGGAACTCATTAAAGCGTTACGCAAACTTAAGGCATGTTAAGCCCACAGATAAATGGGCGGATTGGCAGTGGAAGAGTGCGGTTTTGGATTAGTATTCTGCTGTATCGAGTTCTGCGGCAAGCTTGATTAAGGCCCTCCCCAGTGCGCGTGCCTGATCTGTATTCATTGCGTGAGCATGTCTATTGGCGGGTGCTTTGACGGTTGATTTTGGAATGGTGAGTTTGATAATAGGTACATCGTGATCGAACTCATCTAGGATGGTGAGTGTTTCAAGCTTGGCTTTGCTCATGATCGGTTCCTTTGGCTTTGAATGAATTAGATCGTATTTAGCTCAAAAATCCAATACCCTCCAAGCCTTATGGTGGTGATATTTTGGCGCCTGCCTGACCTAAAGTACATTGGATAACACTGAGATAAAAGGATTTGAGAATGGAAGATAATAGTTATTATGAGCGTGATGATTTTCAGGCTGACCCCTACGAAGATGAAAAGGACGACCCTTATAATGTGGGCTATCAAGCTGGGATGAAAGGTGAAGAGCGAGAGAGCGGTAATAGTATTGATGGTGTTGAGTGGATCAGGGGCTGGCAAGATGGAGAGGATGACAGGCGCGACCGTGAGAAGGCTCAAAGGCTTCGTGATTAAAGCCTTAATGCCTCCTTTCCCCTAAGTCAGTTTTTAGCGATAACCGGGCCATTGGTATAGCCAACCGCCTGGCCATCATTGCAAACCAGATACACATCCCACTCAATGCGTTTGTCATACGAATACGGTTCAACCGTTATCACCCCAGCACCAGAACGCTTTTCTACATAGCTGGCCAGCTCTGCAAAGTCGGCCATTTCTTGCACGGTATCCATGGAATCAGCAAGTGTGCCTTTATGGTCGCGGTATAAAAATGCAGTGTTTGGCATGGCTTCTATTTTCCTAAGATAATTTCAGCATCTTTATGCTGAACAAAATTAATATACCCTGAAGGCTCACGGCTCTTGTACTCACCCCAGCCCACATCACCCAAGAACGGTACTCTTTGGCCAATCATACCCGAATACCACCTCATTGGGTCCGGGCACTGTTTTATGAGTAGCTGAGCCATATTCCCCTACCTCTCTATATTCTCAATTGGTATGCCATCGATGTGCATTACTATCGGCAAATCGGTGATTTTCTTAGCGCCATGTATTTGCTTGTGAATCTCGGACCAGTCCCGGCCAAGCAGGCCAGTTTTAAGGTTTCTCTTCTTGATGCCAGCTAAGTTTTGACGGTCGATTTCTTCTAAGTCTGTATCCCAAAAGTTAGCGGCGGTAATTTTGGGTTTTGGTTTAAATAGCTTCTTTATCCAGTTCATTCCTACCATCCCAGTTTTGCAGCTCTTTCTCGAATACTCTTGCTAGCTGCCTCACGCTGTTTTTTGTTTCGGTAGCACCTTTGGCAGGTGGCATTGCTTAAATAGATGCCATGAGGGCACCGGCCATCTTTATCAGGTGCTTGGTACCGCTCATAGCTACCCATATTCCCTGTATCCCGTATTAGTTGAATTTGCTGATTTCTGCTTGAGCTTTTTTAGTTACCTGGTCGGCGGTGGCAGTGCTGGACCCACCACAGATAACATTGACTCGCTCACCATATTTATCATCAAGAAAAGCGAAGGCATCTTGGTCATCAACAGCCAATACCATTTCTGTAATATCCTTCCCTTTATGGAAGATATGAGCACTGAAAACACCTACAGCCATTAATCATTTGCTCCGTTTTGCTGCGCTTTCTTTCTGTTATAGACGGCCACATCAGCGAGAATAATTGAATCACCCTGGTTTGCCGATACAGCACAAGCCATGGCACCCATAAAATAACCTTTGGCGTGACTAGCTTTAGGCGTTAAGCAGCTAAGTAAACAAACCAAGTGCCAGCCAATCATGTTTAAGCGTGCCTTTAAACCCTGTGGCACCCGTATTGTTTTAGTAGCCATCTTTCCCCTACCTTTGCTGTCTTGAGTTAACACCGTATGGACTGCCATAACGGTCTTTGTTTGGGCGCTTGCCATTGGTTGGCTTTTGCATCGCTGCCGGTACTTTTAATTCGTTTAAGTCAGCACCCGGACGCAGCGTAATTTCCATAACCTGGTGATCATCTACTTCAGAATCATTGCAGACGGCCATATTCAAACACGCCATGGCCATTGCTATTGAAGCTTTGTGGCTTGTACGTCTTCCACCATCGTCAACGATCAATACCTTTGGCTTATCTGCATACATGATTAATTATTTCCCTGTACTTGAATTGATTCCGCCAAAGTGCTTTTTCACTTGGGTGTAAGTGTGCTGGCTCATTACTATTTCAGTGTGCACCGACACAATATCTACATAGCAATCTGGGTTTTCGTGGCAGAGATCAAGCCACTCATTCATCACTGCCGGGCATATAATCATGGGATAAGCTACTGGCTTGCCATCGATGCGTATCTGGTATTCAGACCCACTTGATTGGTGGTGTTTTTCGGCCATTCGATTTATTCCCCTGTAAGTGCTGAAGTGTCACAAGTTGCACTATCAGTGCTGTTTTGCTCTTTAATCCACTGCTTATATTCGGCCTCAACAGCAGGATTTTCACCGCAAAATTTATCTGCCATCCAGTCCTTGTCACCGCAAAATTCACATCTATCGTTTTCTGACCAAGAGTGTCCACTCATGAATTTATTCCCCGTCCTTTTGATTTTTACGTTTGGCAATTTCACGCTGGAGATACCAGGCGGCCTTTTCCAAGTCTTCAACGGCATCCTTCTTTAGGTCACAGCGCCAAATGTACTTAACCGCGTTGCCCAAGTTGAAAGCCATATGCTCAGTAACCTGGATACACTCAATGCCGCTAGGGTGGCCCTTGTAGTGCGCTGGGTGATTTACATTATCTGCTGTTGCCATTGATCTATTCCTTATTGATATAAATTTTCAAGCACATCTTGAATGCTGGTTTTCTCTCTAATGCATTTAGTGCGCAGTGTTTCTTTTGATAACCCTGTTAGCCCGACCAGATCACGTATTGCCTGGAATGTGCCATCACGGCTCCTGGCTAACCAAACATTCTCAATAAACGAATTGAGTAGCGTTGTAATCGATACGCCCTCTGGAAAGTAATAACTCTTAAACTTGCGCTGCATCTGTAAAGGCTGTGTAACCGTGTCGCCTTCAAATCTGCGCTTGTAGTTCAGCTTATACTCGGTTCCGTTATCCTTTAAAAAGAATGGCGACTTAGGGTCTAGACCAGCAAACAAGCTTCGATCCAAGCACCCATATTTATTCTTTAATCGCCACTCAATTACTTTAAAAATGGAGTCACTTAAATAAGTGTTATCACCAATAAAAAAGTATCTTTCTTTGCCTGTAGCACTAAACGAGCTGGGCAATACTCCATCGATAACGATCAAGCCACGATCCGTTATCAAATCCTCAACCTTGAGGAGGGTTAACTCATGAGCACTAAAATAAGCCAGCCCTGCAAATAGAATTAGAGCCTCGTCATTCTCGTTAAACTCACCCTTACTGTGCTTTGCTGCCAGCTTGATTATCGCCTTGTAATCAAGCAGTTTGCCTCTAACCGACATGTTTCATATTCTTTTAAAGTAGGAATGTGAAACATTATACACCCCTAATCAGTACCTATCTAGGCTACAGGCCAGACAATACGTGCCTTTCGCACTACTTAGGGGAATAAAAGGGCAGTCAAATTAGTCCGATTTAGGGCCAATTAGGTGCTGGAATTCCTTTCCTAATTGGGCGCTTTCCAAAAAGGGGATCGCCTCGTCATCTTTTAGGCCGAATGCGTGGCCGAGTATGGTTAAGCCTTGCTCTTCAATTTTTGGTAATAGCCGTACCAGCTCGTAACCACCGCAAATAATGCAGCCGTTGATAACCGACTCTTCATCCAGTGCGCCCGCTTTTGTCCAAACGAACTCGTCTTTGTATTGATAGCAGTAGGTGAGCTGTAATCTTATATAGGTATTTTTATCCATGCGCTAAATCTCCTCGTGACCCATTAAGCCACTTAAAACCATGGCCTGATTGCGGCTGTGGCCTTCATCCAAAAGGGCTAAGTAGTCTTGGTATTCTTTGTCGGCGCCTGGGTACCAATGATCTTTGCACCATCTGCCACCATGTACCTGGGTGGGCTCGCCACAGCTGAAGCATTTTGTTTGACTTGGCTTAGCCATTGGACTTCTCAAACTCTTCGTTGGCGGCCTGGCGGCGGGTATCGATCAGCTCGGCCAGATCACGAATGTCACACACCCATGGGCATTTCTGGCTGGTGGCGGTACGAAAAAACGCGATGGGCAACTCATTGGCGGCGGCCTTGCGTTTGGCCTTGTTTAGGTCGTTTAAACCAAAGTAATTTTTGGCCACTTTTTCAAGCGGCAGGGTGGGTGAATTAAATTCAGCCATTAATAAAAAAACGGTGTTCATTACAGGCTCCGAATGGGTGGGTTGTTGGGTTCTGCAAAAACAAAACTCAGGTTTTCTTCTTCCGGGTGGGTGGCGTTCAAAATGTCATTTTGCCAATCACTTTGGGTGCGCTTAAAAACCGCCTCCCATTCATCTACAACAATTTGGCTGCCTGGTAGATCACTGCCGCATTGTTGGGCATCTGCGATCAGGTCTAGTAATTCTTGCGCCATCTTACTGGCTGCTTCAATGATTTCTTCTTGGGTGGCTGGTTGCATGTTGGTGTCCTGTTGTTGGTTATCGGCCCCCGTATTAAATCTGGGGGCCGATGGGTTCATGCTTCTAAGTCGATCACTAAAACATCATCGTTGCTGGCATCCTGGTGGCTGATGCCGATGCCTGCCGCCATGGCTTGCAATAGGGCAAGGGTGACTTTGCTATCACTGAGTGCTCTGTGTGCCTTACCTTCAAATTCAACACCAGCTAACTCGCAGCAACGGGCCAGTGATAAACGTCTAAACTGGCTGCGCTCTTTATCCCATATGGCGTGGCGGTTGAAGTGGCGGTTGGCCAGCTCCATTACATCGATGTGCACACAGTCGGGAACCGGCAGGCCATGTTCGGCGCAGGTTTGTTTGATCAGGCGCAGGTCAAAACTGGCATTAAAGATCGCTACCGGGTAACAGCCAAATATAGACAGTAAAACCGGCTGGATCAGGGTCCAGTCATAACCAAACTCGGCTATTTTTTCAGGGCTGATGCCGTGGGTTTCCAGTGCCTTGGGGTGGCATTCTTTTTGGGTTTTAACCAGTTTATCGATCATGACGCGCCCCTGGGTATTGATCACGCTGATCTCTATGATCTGATCATCTTCCCCCAGGCCGGTGGTTTCGGTATCCAGAAAAACCGGATTCGTCTTTAAAATGCTTTGTGCCATCTGTTGAGTATTCATGTGCAGTTCCTTATGCCGCCAGCTCGAAGCGGGCTCCGTTTAGAGTTAAAGTTCCATCTACTACATAACGATCAAAAAATTCACGGGCCAGTGCGTGGCGAATTTTTTTATCGGTTATTACGTTGCGCATGGCTGGTTTGTTGCCCCAGCGTCCTGCTTTTAATTCGGTAGCGATCTCTGCATAAAGCGTTTCATTATCATCAGTGGGGGCGTCCCTTCTTATGGGGGTGGGGAGATTTTTTGATATAGGCTGTATGGCCTTATTGCGTTGGCCAGCACTTAAAACCGCAAAACACACCATGGGGCAGCCATCCACTAAAACCGCCAATACCGTCCACAAAACATAACGCTGTTGGCCTAAATCATTGGCCAGTGTGGTACCACTGTTATCAGATTGACGTTTGATCTTTTGGCTGATGATGAATTGACGTTCCTGGCTTAAACGCTCGGCCTTGTTTAGCAGGCTGCCGGCGCGAGTGCGAAAACCGTTTTCACGATCCAGTTTGGCAAGGGCGCTTAATTCGTTGATGCGATTGGTGAGGTCGTTAATTTGTGTTTGTTGGTGCTGGTAGCTGGTGCTGCCGGACAATTCCAAGTGGAAGGTGGTTTGGTAACGGCTTTCCAGCCAACTGATGGTGGCGGCCAAACTGCTTAACACCAATATGACTTCCAATATTAGGGTGGCGGTGAGCAGTGCCCAGCGTTTAAATTCATACAGGCGCACAATCATCGGTATAAAAATATAAGAGGCGCCCACCAAAGAAGCTGACGTGATGGCGGCCATTAATATGTCCAGCGTGCTGTTGGCAAAACTGATCCACATTAGGATGCTGCACACCATGGATATGAGGGCCAGAATTATGCCCAGTATGAAGGTGGTGATTTTGATGGAGTTGGTTAGCATTGTTGGTCCCTACTTTTTAGTTATTGGTTTGCCCCGGTACAACTCGGCAGGGCTCCGATGTTATTTTTTAGGCCACCAGTGAATCTTTCAGCATGCATAAGGTCTTGTTGCCCAGTGCGGTGTTTTGTTTGGGTATTAATACGCTGGGTGCGGTGCGGCCGGTGCTGGTCAATAATTCACGAATAAAGTTAAGGCCTGCGGGTGTGGCCACGGTTTTTTCATGGATGCTGGGGCTGTCGCCGTGCAAACACATCTTGAATTGGGTGGTGAACAAGCCAGCGCGAATGTACTTTTCTTTTGGCAGATTGCGCAGGGTTTTGGTTTCGTATAAAACACCGGCCATGCGCAGCTTTTTAAATAAGCTGTTGGCACCTTCGCCCACCAGAAGCGCGGCTTTTTGCATGCTGTAGATTTGCTGGTTAGCGGTCATTGGCGGCCACCGTTTGCTTCAGTTCTTTGGCCATGTCGCGCAGCACGTTGTTGTTGTTTTGGATGTATTGCTGATTGTTCAGCATGTGCGCTTCCAGTTTGGTGACCTGTGATTGCATGCTTTTTAGCAGGGTGAGGGCGGCGCGACTTAGGCCCTTGGGCATTTTTTTACTTTCTATAAAATCTTTGTGGATGCCACTCAGGGTGCTGGCTTGTTCTTTAATGGTTTCTTCCAGCTCAATCATGCGGTCATTGTTAGTGGCGGCAATATCAATTAATCCGGTGACATCTTTACGCAGTCTGGCCAATTCAAATTCTGATTTATTGCTCATGATTGATCCCCAAGTTTCCTGTGTTTGTTATTAGTTTGTGTGGTTGACATGCAGTGCAGCATTTCACCCAGTGTTATTTCAGTGACGGCGCTCTGGCCGTTGTGCAGTTGCTCATAAACATCGTTGGCCAGTGCTGGTTGGCTACTTAATTCCACCAGTTGGTCCAGTGTGTGGGCCATGGCTTGTTTAAAGAGTGCTAAACGATTCGGCATGTTGAGCCTCATTGTTTGGGTGTGAGCAATTAAGGATTGCTGGCCACTGCGTGTTGCATTAAATAATGCATATGCGCATATTAGACGTGACAATACGGGTCTGTCAATGCGCTTTAGTATTTATTAATGCATTAGCTTTATTGGGGTGGGGTATTGGCTTGAATGAAGTTGATGATTAGCTGGGCTTGTTCGGTGGTGATCCAGCCGGTGGCGTCCAGGTAAATTTCTGTACCATCGGATTCCAGATAGATTCGGGTATCGTGGGTGTCGGCTTCTATTGTTAAGCTGGGTAGTGATTGGCTCATGATGTGCTCCTTAAGCATTTATCCATGCTAAGTAGCTTACCCCTGCCCAAGAGGATTCTGTATGGGGAAAACCCCTATAGGAAAAACTCCTATAAATCAGTTTAGGTATTTATCTTTACCCATGGCTAAGTAAGAAAGTCCTGATAAGTGTAGGGTTTGCGCCAGTGCTACCTTACTGCCAGCGTTAAATTTACGGCGTAGGTTTTCGATACGTTGTTCAACCGTCTTGGGGCTTATGTCCAGCTTGGCGGCGATGATTTTACTGCTGTTGGCCATCAAAAGTAGCCGTACCACATCCACTTCTTTGGCTGTCAGCTGTATGCCATTTACCTCAAAATGCCCGGTTTGAATGTTCCAGCGTCCTTTTTGCTCCATGAGTACTTGTCCTGTTATATCAACTGCATTGCCTATTAAATAATTTTGTTCTTTCTGTTTGTTGCTCAGGATGGTTTTTATGCCCTGGCTTGTGATGAGCATGGTATGGGAATTGGTAACGGTTAGGCCCGTCATTACCATGGTATCTTGTTTAAAGATACGATCGGCATGGTCATGCCATATGAGGTCGTGGTCGCACTTGCCAATAATGGCGTGGGCGCTGTCGATGCCCGCGTGGGCGGCATAACCTTCACTGCATTTAACGTACTTGCCGTGGCGGTCCTTTATCCAGGCGTTCACACGCTGCGAACCCCAATACAAATCTTCCATGTTTATGCGCTTTTATTATTAATTACTCTGGATTAAGAAGTTAACCGTATTGACAGCTTTCGACCATGCACTGCCAGTAGAAAATATTGAGAAATAGAGGGTTTATTCTACTGTTAGTAGAATAGTGGGGTTTAATAGCCACACAGACTCAAAGGGTTCGTATTTTGGATAAGGCGCGGGGGTTAAGAATTACCCAGCGTATGGAAACGCTATCCACCACAGTGGATGCCATGGCCGAGCGCTGTGGTGTGAGTATTAAGGCAGTATATAAGTGGCGGGCAGGGCATAACCTGCCCAGTAATCGGGTAATCCAGCTATCAGAAGAACTTGAATGCAGCACTGATTACATTCTACTGGGGGTAGGAAACCCGGACGTTACCGGGGCGGCCCATCTGCTGGGTCAAATGCCGGTATATGATCGTGAGCTGCTGCTGGCATTTTTGCGGGCCAGCTATCAAAAGTAACAATTAGGCAAGGTTAGGGTGACGTCACAGTGACGTCACTTATTAATCAGTTATACTTTACAGTACACTTGCGCCCATGACTGAACGCATAAAAACAACTCTGCGACTGCCTGAAAAACTGCATAAACGGTTTGATGCAGGCACTATGAATGCAGACATCGTGGCGCGCCTTGAAAATTCCTTTCGTGATGAATGGCGGGGCTTGGCGATGTCAGCAAACGGATTAATGGATTATGTGGATTTGCCGGATGTATTGCGCATTAAAAGCAGCGGCAATGCCCATGAGGATATGGGGGCCATCTGTGAGCTGTTATCGGGTTTGCCGGTAGAAAGCGTGCTGCTAGGGCTTTCCAAGACCAAGCGCCTGGTGGTAGCCATGCAACTGGACAAGATCACGCTGGTGGCCGATCAGTGTGCGTTTGTGCTGGATAGCACGGGCCGCGCCGAAGATATGCATAATTTAATTGTATGTTTGGATGCGCAGGATTTATTAACGGATTGCCAGTGCGGGCTTAAGCCTGTGTTGCTGGGTGACAGTCCTAACCAGTCGTTAGATGCGGTATTTAATCAAACTAAAAAAGCAGGTATGCAGGGCATTCGGTCCCTGTGTGAATTGCTTAACCCTTCTTATACCATCGATATTTAGTTTTTATTCAGTCTATCTACTAGCTGGCTAAGCACGATGCAATCCATATCATCCAGTTTGCCATTCATGCTGGACTGATTGATGCGGGCAATTAATTCCTGCGCCGCGCTGGACAATTCTCCTTCAATTTTGTCACTCGTTAGATAGGCCACGCTCACGTTTAGTGCTTTTGCGATGGATGCCAGGTTGTTTAATCTGGGGTTTTCACTGATGCCATTCACAATCCTGTGTACGGTGGGCTGAGATAACCCAGACTTTTGCGCCAGTTCTGTCTCGTTCCAGCTTTTACTGTTCAGTAATGCGGTCACGCGCGTGGCGATCGTCCCTGTCTTGCTCATTAGTTTCTTCTCATTATGCGTATGCGCATTAAATTATGATTAAAAAACGCTTGCAAATTAAAATGCATAGATGCATTATTGAATGCATATACAGAATGGTGTTTAAAATGAATCTTCAGGAAATAATTGCAAAATTGATCAGTGATGGCTTTACCGAAGCGGGCATAGCCAAGCAGGTAAGCGCAGACCAATCGACAATTCAGCGTATTAAAAAGGGCAGTGAACCTAAATATGGGCTGGGTTGCCGCATTAAGGCGTTGTATGTGCAACATGTCGGCAAACCTATAAGTGAATAATTAAATTCATTTTTACATAGTAGTACAAAATTTAAACAGTGATCACAGGGAGTTACCACTACACATGAAAACACTAACTTTGGATCAAGCCTGTAAAGAAGCCGTAGTTGGTTTTACGGGTGGCATTGAAGCGGTGGCAAGGGCCACTGGCATTCGTAGCCTTCAGCAGAAACTAAACACTGCTAGTGATCGCAATAAGTTAAGCGCGGGTGATGTTGAGCAAATATTAAAGCTCACTCGTAGCCATGAAATTTTAGATGTTATCTGTGGCCGTGTAGACGCTGCCTGGGTTGATTTAACCGAACTGGATAATCTGCCCTGTGATACCAGCATGCTGGACAACATCACTGACCTGATCACCAGGGTGGGTGTATTAACCCAAAACGTGCAAACCAGTTTGGCCGATGGTGTGGTGGATAAAACAGAAATGATTGAACTAGAACGCGCCAGCATGAGATTAGTGCGTGCCAGTCTTACCGTAGTGGAACGCTCCAAGCAATTTATGGAAGACGATGTTGAAAGCGCCTAATGCCCTACAGGGCCATGCCCGTGAAGCCATACGCGAATATTTGAGTGATGTGGAATGCGCCAATGTTGATGAGATGGTTGAAGTATTAACCGTTATGTTGACCCGCATTGCATTTTTGATTGAACGTAAAACCAACACTGATACCGCCCAGTTGGCCCTGTATGCGCCATATCAGGCACTAGGCAACAAGGATAATAATAATGCAGTTTGAACAATGCACATTAGATGAGGTGGCCGAGGCATTAGAGTTTTTAGATGCTGGTGTGAGCCGTGAAGACTGGATCAAGTTGGGTTTTGCCATCAAGGCAGAATTTGGAGAGGGTGGCCGCAGTACTTTTGAAGACTTTAGCCAGACCAGTGATAAATACAGTAAAACCGATTTTAAGACCGCCTGGAAAAGCATTAAGCAAAGCGGCGGCACTAACATAGGTAGCTTATTTAAACTGGCCATCGATGCCGGTTACAAGCCTGCCAAGACGCAATTCACAGAAGATGAAAAACAAAAACGCCAGCAAGAAAGCCAAGCGCGCCGTGTATTGCGTGAACAGGAATCGGCTGAAGAGCAGCGTTTATTAATTGAATTGCAAAATCACATCTCAGTGGTGAGTGAAATTATTTGGGAGAATCTGCCGATTGATGGTGAGTCTGAATACCTTAACAAAAAACAGGTTAATGCCTGCGGTGCTCGGGTGGTGAAAGAGGCCTTTATGATCGTGGTGGACCTGGTTAAAAACGTGGCACTGATCCTTACCGATTACCAAGCAATGATAAGAATGACCGAATTCAAAAAGGAAAGCCCGGATGCGGTGTCGTTTCATTGGCTTAAGAAAGGCACGTTGGTGCTGCCTATGTTCGACATAAACCGGAAGTTGTGGAGCCTGCAATTTGTATTGGCTAATGGCACTAAATTATTTATTAAAAACAGTCGTAAATCAGGTACCTGCTTTTTGTTAGGCAGTGCCTATGACTTAGATGCGACTACACCGATTTGTTTGGCCGAAGGGTTTGCCACAGGTGCGTCTATCCATATGGCCACTGGCTGTCCTGTTTTTGTATGTTGGGATGCTGGCAACTTAGTAAAAATGGCGCCAGCTATTCGTCACTCGTTTCCTGATCAGTTGATGCTGGTATGTGGTGATAACGATCATCAAACCAAAGATAACCCTGGTATAAAAAAGGCCCGAGATGCAGCGGCCAAGGCTTGTTGTGGTTTTGTAGTGCCTGATTTTTCTCAAGTGGCTGCTGATTTTAAGGAGGCTGCTAATGCTTGATATTAATGAGTGTACCGATTTTAACGATCTGCATTTAACCTGCGGGCTTGATGCCGTAAAACAGCAAATTGAATCTGCCCTACAAAGCCCGTCTGCCGATGCGGTGATTAACCCTGCTACGGCAGCGGCGAATGAGTCTCCCGCACCCTCTATCAATGCAGGCGCGGCAATTTCTGAAACGATCACTATTACATCCTGCGCCATTACACTAGACCAGGTTAAAGAACGTTTTGCCCTTATCGTACCGTCTACCAATGTTTGGAACATTAACGATAAGCAGAAGCTAAAGAAAGCTGAATTCATGGCCCTAGTGGGTGCCAAGACCGGCAAAGAATGGTGGGAAGCCGCCGATAAGCGCCAAGTGAATGAAGCTGATGTGAATATAAAAATTTCCGCCGCCCAAACAGAGGGGGACGGGGAATTGGCCATGGCCTTGGGCCGTTATGTGTATCTAAACCCGTCACAGTCTGTGTGGGACCATAAAAACCGTGAAGTGGTGAATATTGCCGATTTGAAATACGCCATTCCCAATGCGTTTTCTTTCTGGAATCAGTCGGCTATGCGCAAGCAAATTGATAAAGCCAATCTGGTGTTTGATCCTACTCAAAAATGTGACGCTAAAACGCACATTAATATGTTTCAGGGTTTGCCTTTAGAGCCCGATCATAACGATGACGGCTGCCAAGCGATTATCGACATGATGTACCTGCTGTGTAATGAGGATTTAAAGGTGTGGACCTGGTTGGCTAAGTGGATGGCGTACCCGTTACAGCATGTAGGGGCAAAAATGCATACTGCCGTGCTGATGCACTCTGATGTGCAGGGATCGGGTAAGTCGTTGTTCTTTGATGGAGTTATGCGCGGCATCTACGGCGAATACGGCGCGACATTGGGCCAAACACAGATGGAAAGCCAATATACAGATTGGTCCAGTAATTTGTTATACGGCCTGTTTGAAGAAATATTCAGCCGGGACCAGAAGTACAGCCACATGGGCACCATCAAACAAATGATTACCGGTGATAAACAGCGCATCGAAAAGAAATTTATGAGCGGTTGGGAAGAAGCCAACCACATGAACTGCATATTTTTATCAAATGAATTGTTGCCGTTTCCCATCGAGCAGTCTGATCGCCGCTTTTTGGTTATCTGGCCTAACTGGAAGCTGGACGCTGAATTACAAGCGCGAGTGGGTGCCGAGCTTAAGGCTGGTGGCGCTGCTGCCTTTCTGGGTTGGTTATTAAAATTGGATACCTCTGATTTTGAAGTAAGAACCAAACCGCCCATGACTGAAGCTAAAGAGTGGTTGATTGATTTTGGCCGTCCCACCTGGGACCAGTTTTATCAGTGTTGGAAAGGGGGTCATATTGATATTCCATATATTCCATGCCTTACGACCGATCTGTGGAATGTCTATCGACACTGGTGCAAGGCCAATGGCATCGGCAAGGTCATGGATAATCAGAAGTTTCCAAAGCTCATTGAGCGTCGAGTGTTGAGGCGTGAAGCTCATCAGCCGTATGTGTTTGGTCCGGATGATAAAAAGGATAAGAAGGGCACGTTCTATTTGACCATTGAGCCCTCCAAGGCTGGCGGGAAGTCTAAAAAGCTGTGGCTTGGTGAAAGTGTCAAAGAGTTCCGCGTGAAGATGGATGAGTATATTGGGGTAGATGAAAATGAAAAGTACTAACCGTCCTATGGGTTGTCCTATAGGTTTTCATCAACCCCTAGGAGCCGTATATGCACGTGGTTATTGGCTTCCAGAGGATTGTCCTAGGAGTACCAAGGGTTTAACGCGCGCACACGGGCGCAAAATATAGTAAAGAAATTGCAGTAAGTTTTATTCCTCTACACATATAGAAAACCCCTAGTACCCCTAGGACTCCTAGGATAATTAACCTAAGTTACTGATTCTATTAGAAAAAAATACCCTAAGGGTTTTAAGAAACCGATAGGACTTGGTAGGACGATCAAAAAAGGACTGATGAAATGATTGACGCAATGCATGAACGTTTATTGGACTGGGCTGAAGCATGTGGTGGCGGCGGTGCCTTCTCTACAGCATGGGCATATGCCTTATCTGGAGAATCTAGGGGGGAAGGGCAGGGTTTGGCCGTTCCTTTTAGTATGGCCGTATATGAAACCGAAAAAGCCGTACAGGGGCTGCCTGAAGCCCTTAGGCTCATAGTGAAAGAGTTCTACATCAATAGCACATCAACGCTGGCACAAAAGCTCAATGCCCTGGGCATGTCCAAGCGCACCTTGTATAGGCGCTTAGATGAGGCTCATAAGGAGATTGAGCAGGCATTAATGGGGTGTATTCATGCTTAAAGTTATCCCATGTAGTGCTTTTAGGAGCACATCACTACAGCCACAGGCTTGATGTTTATTGGCCTGTGTGGCTTATCCACAGAAACCGGAAGTGGCCATTTTGAAAGAGCCGTGGCACAGAGTGATATAGTTTGTTCCATGATCTGATAGTTGGGTCAGTTCATAGGAAGTTTGCATTGTTTGCCCCTCATGTAATTGCATGCAGGGGCTTTTTTATGTCCGGGATAAAGTACATGGCTGTTGAGATTGTTGAGCGTGCAGCCGAGGTGGCTACCGCATCTACTTACAGTGGCAGCAGCATCACCTTGTTTGGTGTGTACTCGGCCAACGACCTCATGGCGTTTGGCGGACTAGTGTTTGCCGGGCTGTCATTTGCTGTGAACTGGTATTTCCGACACAAGACTTATAACCACCTAGTGGCCAGCTCAAAAGGGAATGATCATGTTTAAGTGTAAGCATTTCGGTATCAAGGAGCTGGTATCCAAAAAGGTATTTGCTGATCGTGGTGATAAGGCGTGGGCATTATTAGATGATCGTGCCCTGCGTACCCTAGATGCCTTACGAGAACGCTTTGGCTCTATCACTGTGAATGATTGGCAGTGGGGTGGCACTAATCAATATCGGGGCTTACGTGAGCCTGATTGCCAGATAGGCGCGGCTTATAGCCAGCATCGGTTTGGTCGTGCGTTTGATTGTGTGTTCCGTGATACCACGGCACAGGCAGTACGAGAATTTATATTAGATAACCCTGGTGAGTTCCCATACCTAAGCGCTATTGAGATGGGCACCAGTTGGCTGCACTTTGATGTGCGCAACCCAGACGGCACCATCCAAACGTTTAACCCATAGGAAGCCATATGAAAATCGCATTCGTATTAATAGCCATGCTCTTGATGGCAGGCTGTGCAGTAGAGATAAGCTCAGCTGTGGCTATTGAGGCCATGTTCAATGGATCATTAACCGCTTACCTGGAGTCTGTGTTGGTGGCAGCAGTACAGGCTAACCCTCATTACACGTTAGTGATGGGAGCAACCACGGTTGCCATGCCTGTCATTGGTTGGCTGGCGAATCGTACAGATAACCCAATAGATAATGCGATCATGATAGGGATTAACAAAGTGGTGCAAACCCTAGCAATGAACTCATCTCGCAATCAGCCTAATGTGTTGAGCTGGAAACAAATGCTAACCAATAAGCCTTCTACTTGGCCTGCTTTACTACGCAGCAAGATGAGTGTCGAGGGCATGGAATTTATGAAGGGCGGCATAGACATTCGTGTCTAAGGTACTTCCGGCCATCTGAGCCCTACGGGTAAGGGACTCGCGAGTTTTGGCTACAGAGATTATTTGCAGGGGGGTTGACACACTTGAGTGATATTCAGTTATCCGACGTTGCTTCCCAAGCAGGGTTTGCTCGTATGGTAGGTACCAGTCGGCAAGCGATTAATAAGCATGTTGAGCGTGGTTTTTTAACAAGCGGCCAAACCTATTTGGAATGGCTGTCCGATTATTGTGAACGGCTACGCCAAGAAGCGGCAGGGCGGGGCGGTGATCAGCAAGCCACGTTAACGGCGGTGCGCATTGAAGAGACGCAAGAAAACATTGCCGAGAAACGCCAGCGTAGATTGACCGCATCCAAAGAATTAGTTGATAGAGAATCTGCACTTAACTGGATAATTGAAAGCGCCACCGGGATTCAGGGTTTTGTGATGGGAGCCGGTGAAACCATCACTGAATCCATTAGTGAAAAATACCGAATAGAGTTAGATAGCGATGATGTTACCGCCCCGCTCAGAACTGCCCTTGGACACATTGCAAGTGCTGGATCAGAACTTGCTGAGCGTTTCTGTGGTGTGGGCGAACGCGCTGGTACCAACGCCGCCGATGCCAACAGCTCAGTGGTCTGAAGAATATTTCAGGCTGCCTGCTGAAGGTGCAGACAAGCCCGGCCCATACGATTTATCTTACGTTCCATATGTGTATGGCATTTTTGCCGCACTAGATAATCCTGATGTGACTGAAGTGGTCACCATGAAAGCCGCGCAAGTGGGTTGGACGTTCGCACTTGTGGCGTACCTGGGCAAAATAATCGACACCATGGCCTGCGCTATTGTGGTCATGTTTCCCAAGACCGACTCGGCCCGTGAATTTAACGACGAAAAATTCGAACCATCAGTACTGGCAACCCCGGCACTCAATAGAAAAATAGATGTAACCAAATCTCGCAGCAAAGATAACCGTTCGCTGTTTAAAAAATTTACTAATGGCTTCTTAAAATTTGTAACCTCGGGCTCAATCAGCTCGGTTAAATCAACGCCAGCAAAAATTGTAATTGTAGAAGAGCCTGATGATGCAGCGGGTAACCTAGCCGAGCAAGGCAGCGCCATTACCCTATTATGGGAGCGCACCAAACGTAAAGCCGGTGCCAAGCGTGTGCTGGGCGGTACGCCATCGGTTGATGGTTTAAGCAAAGTACAAGAGCACATTAAAACCAGTGATCAACGGGTGTTACCCGTTGAATGCCATGAGTGCAATGAAACCCATGTTTTAGATTGGGAAAATGTCAGCTGGTTAAACACCGATGACGGCACCGAACATGAAGTCTTTGGCACCGCTCTACCAGATACAGCTGTTTATGTGTGCCCATGTTGCGGCACGCCCTGGGGTGATTACCAACGAAAAACCAATATACGCAACACCGTGTATGCCGCCATGGAAAATGGTGATGAAAACTGTGGTTGGGTAGCCACCGCAGAATTTCACGGTGTGGCAGGTTTTATGGAGCTGTCTGAGCTTTATAGCTGTTTGCCTGGTGCCGGTATTATTGAGCTGGTTCGGGACTACCTAAAGGCCGAGCACAAGGCTTCAATGGGTGATGAAACTGACCGCATAGTATTTGTAAACTCAAAATTGGGCAGGCCCTACGCATTTAAAGACGATCACGCAGATGCCGAAACCCTACGTGAAAAAGCCAGCGACTACCCAGAGTTAATTTGCCCTCGTGGTGGTTTGGTTATCACCATAGGCATAGATATCCAGCACGACCGCATCGCCATAATCATTCGGGCATGGGGTCGTGGTGAAGAAAGTTGGCTGCTTTACTGGGGTGAAATTTCAGCCTCGGTAGGCACCTCGGATAAAAACGATCCTGTCTGGTCTGAGCTAGATGATCTGGTGTTTGCTGGCATCCCTCATGAACTGGGTTCACGCATCTACGCCAGCGCAATCAGCATAGATTCATCCGATGGCAACACCAACGATGCAGTGTATCACTGGGCAAGAACCCGGCAGAAATCACACAAGCAAGTATTGGTCATGGCCATTAAGGGGTCCAGTGCGCAGCAAGACCCGGAGATATTCGCCACTCCTAGCAATAAACCCATTGATCACAAGAATCCTAAAAAACGTACTAAGGCCGACAAACACGGTTTAAGAGTATTCATAGTAGGCACTAATAAAGCCAAAGACTGGCTGGCTTCGCATATGAAGTTAGAGGGCATTGGGGCAGGGCGGCACCATGTATATGAAACCGTACGCGCAGATTACTTTGACCAGATAACCGGTGAAGTAAAGGCCCCGCATCGCACCATTCGTAATCGTAAAATTTGGCAGCAAAAAGCCGGGCGCGCCATAGAAGCATGGGATTGCGAAGTGTATGCACTGCATGCAGCTCGGGCCAAGCGTATACATCTATTGAAGCCTAGTCAGTGGGAAGCCATTGAGCACAAATTAACGCAAGTTGATTTATTCGCACAGCCTGAGCAAGTGGCCACAGTAGAAGCTGAAGAGCCTAAAAAGTCTAAACGCAAAGTGCGCAGCAAACGCAGTCGCAGCAATAGTTTCTCTGGAGCATAAATGGAACCTTACACCATCGTTTCCGGTACCAGCCTAAGTTGGTGCCGCGATGACGAGTACGCCCATGGCTTATGGATGTACCAGTATATTTTCACTGGGCCCCAGCAAATTACTTTGTCCGCCGCCGCCGATGCTGGCGTGGTAAATATTGAAGTTGCCAGCGCCACCACTACCGATTGGTTAACAGGTAAATATCAATGGACGCTTCAGCGTAAAAAAGACATGGAAGCCGTGGTGGTGGCCACAGGCTTTACTACCGTTTTAGAAAATCCGGTGGATCAAACGACGGTAGATCACCGCACTCATGCAGAAAAGATGCTGGCTTTGATTGAAAGCCGGTTAGAAGGTCGCATCGTCAGTGATCACGAAAGCTACACCGTCAATGGTAAAAGCTTAAACCGCATACCTATTGAACAGTTAGATAGCCTTGCTCGTAAATATCGCAACCTGGTTGCCAAAGAAAAGCGCCGTGATGCCGGTAAAAAGCCAGCGCGCCGTGCCCTGTTTAGGATGCGCTAATGAACAGTTATGAATTGATGTTAGATGGCCGGGCTGCACAGTCAGCGCCACAAGAAAAGCGCTCTGCGCCGCACGCAAACAGCCTGGATCATAAACGCTACGCTGCCGCCAAACAGCACAATAGTTCGGTAGAGCGTTTTGTAGGTGGTTCGCTCAGTGTCGATTCCAACCTGCGTCGTGACCTGGTAAAGCTACGTGAAGCCAGCCGCAATGCCGGTGATGATATCGGTTACATCAAGCGATATTTTTCCATGGTGCAAACCCATGTAGTAGGTGAGAACGGCCTGCGTCTGCAAGCCATGGTTAAAAAAGCCAACGGGGATACTGACCGCGAAGCTAACAAGATAATCGAAAACGAATTTGCTGAATGGGCCGAGTTGGGCAGCGCCGAAATTGGTGGCCGTATGTCATGGATTGGTGCACAAGAATTAACCGCCAAAACATGCGCTCAAGACGGTGACATGCTGGTGCGTTACCACACAGATAAATCCAATAAATACGGGTTTTCAATTGAATTGATTGAAGCCGATGTTTTAGATATCACCCTTAATCAAACACTGCGCAATGGCAATCGCATTGTCATGGGGGTGGAGCTAAACAAGTTTAATCGCCGTGTGGCCTTTCATTTATTAACCAGTCATCCAGGTGACGATACCTGGGCTGCGGGTGGTCGCCGTTATGTTCGTGTAAGTGCGGATGAAATGGACTTGCTCTATCCGGTCTGGCGACCAGGCCAAAATCGTGGGGTGCCTTGGGCTCATGCCTCGTTACTTGAGATGTACCAGATTAACGGCATGCGCGATTCGCAACTAACAGCGGCCCGCATATCTGCCGCCAACATGGCGTTTTACGAGCGTGACCCTGAGCAAGAAGTATCTGATGAATTTGATGAAGAGGGCGACTTCTTACAAGAGCTAGAAGCCGGGCAAATGTCAGTGGTACCCGAAGGCTACCGCGTAAATCAAACAAACTTTAGCGGCCCTCAAGGTGGTGACTTCCAAAAGAATGCATTACGCGGCAGCTCGTCTGGCCTGGACGTGAATTACAACGTATTGGGTAATGACTACGAAGGGGTGAGTTTTTCAAGTTTACGCCAAGCTATTTTGGAAGATCGTGATGCCTGGAAGCGCAAGCAACGCTGGTTAATCGAACAGCAAGGCACCCCGGTTCATAAGCGCTTTGTAAGAAGCGCACTGCTTAAGAATACCTTGGGTGGATTAAAAGCCAGCGACTTGCACCGACTTTCAAAGCACAAATTGCACGGCCGCCGTTGGATGTGGGTGGACCCGCTTAAAGACGAAAAAGCATCAGGCGAGGCCATGGCCAATTTAACCACAAGCCCCATGCATGTCATGCGTGAAAAGGGCATAGATCCTGAAGACGTGGCGGCAGGCTGGGAAGAGTTTGGCACATTAATGCAGCCACACATGGACAAAATCCACATGCTTATGCCCAAGAGTGCACCAAAAGTACAGGCGCCTAAGTCACCCAAAAACGAGCAATAAAACTATCTAATAAAGGAGCAGGCCATGGCCAAAGCGCTTAATAAATTTCAGCAACACCTGCGTGACAACAAGGGCTTAGAGCCACAGGAAATGCGCGCCGAAATTGAATCGGTAGACGTAGAAAACCGCACGGCTACTTTCAGCTTCAGCTCAGAATTCGAAGGTGAGCGCTGGTGGGGTATAGAGATACTGGATCACAAGCCCACATCGGTGCGGCTAGATCGCATTAATAGCGGCGGTGCTTTCTTAATGGATCATGACCGCTGGGATCAGCGGGGTGTAGTAGAAAAAGCCTGGATAGATGGCAAGCGCGGTTTTTGTACTGTGCGCCTAAGCCAAAATCCCAAAGGTGAAGAACTTTGGACCGACATTAAAGACAAAATTCGCACCCAAGTCAGCGTGCGGTACGCCATACATGAGGCTGTTTTAGAAAAGAAAGTAGGCGACATGGAGTATTACCGTGTTACCGACTGGGAGCCCATGGAAATATCATCAGTTTCTATTGCGTTTGACCCCACTGTTGGGGTTGGGCGTAGTCAGGAAAAACAAACCTACCTACCCGTAAACCTTAGAGGAGCGCCAGAAATGGACCCAAAAGAGCTAGAGAACGATTTAGACCAGGGCCAGCGCTCTGATACCCCCGCAGCACCTAAGCCTGCGCCCGTGGCAGCCGCCCGTGCAGCAGTGGTGGTTGAAGAGTCTGTCCCTGTAGATGCGTCCCGCGAAATTGCCCAAATTGCTGAGCAATATGGTGCAACTGATATGGGCATGCGTTCAATCGCAACAGGCGATACGGTTGATCAGTTTAAAACCAAATTGCTTGACGCACATAAAGAGCGTGCAGCTTCACCCGATGCACAAACCACCATGGTGGACGTGGGCTTAACCGAAAAGCAACGCAGTGAATACAGCGTGTTAAACGTAGTGCGTGCATTGTCTACCGGCAATCTTGAAAAATACGCACCGTTTGAAGCTGAGGTGTCCCGCGCCATTGCCGAAAAACGCGATACCGAAGTGCGCGGTATATTGGTTCCTTATGATGTACTGGGTGCCGGTATTCGTCAGCAAGAAGTAGGTACCGCAGGTTTGGGCGGCAACCTGGTTGCTAACGAATTGCATACCGAACACTTTATTCAAGCCCTGCGTCAAGTATCCATGATGGGCCAGTTGGGTGTGCGCACCTTAACCGGTCTAGTGGGTAATTTTGATGCACCTAAACAAACCGGTACCTCTACCTTTTATTGGGTGAATGAGGACGCCGATGTCACAGACAGCGACTTGGATTTTGGTTTGGTGAGCATGACCCCTCGTACCGTAGCTGGTGCTGTGCCCATTACCCGTCGCTTGATGGTGCAAACCTCGGGTGAGATTGAAAGCATGGTGCGCACCGACTTGCTGCTAGGACTAGCTGAGGCGCTAGATAATGATGTGCTAGCAACAATATTGGCTACATCAGGCATTGGTGCTCAGGCATTTGGTACTCCGGGTGCCCCAACGTTTGCCGAAGTATTGGGCCTTGAAACCGATGTGGATGAAGCCAATGCCTTACGTGGCAATCCAGCTTACTTAATGCGCCCTAGCATGAAGACCAAGTTGCGAACCACTGTGAAAGCGGCAGGCACATCAGACTTTATTTTGGCTAATGGTGAAATTGATGGCATGCGCACCGCGTCTACCACGCAAATGACCGCCGCCAAGATTCTGTTTGGTGATTTCAGTCAGGCCATGATTGGCCTATGGGGTGCGGTTGATCTAACCGTTGATAAATCCACCAAGGCAAAATCTGGTGGTTCTGTATTACGTATCTTCCAGGATGCCGACACCATGGTACGCCATGCAGGTGCTTTCAGCCTAGGCCAGTAGTTGCTGCCAATCGGTTAACAAATGGCTAAAAAGGCGGCTTAGGCCGCCTTTTTATTGCCTGTAATAATCCAGTCATTATCGTAAATAGGAGCCAATCATGGCGACAAAAAAACAGTCTAAAACCGCAGTAGTTAAAGTAGTTCGTGGTTTCATGTACGCAGGTGCAATGGTGCCAGCTGTGCAGGGTAAAGATAAAAAAGAAGTGATCGTTGAAGCACCCCTGGGCTTGGCCCGTGAACTCATTGCCAACGGCAAGGCCGAAGCTGTGGATGGCAAGAAAAACTTTGACTTGCCCAAGCCCGAAGACAGCCTTGAAGATGAGTTAGACGGTAAATAAATATGAGCCTTGCCAATGATATGGCGTCAGATCTAGAGAATGTTTTTTTTACTGATTTTGGCGTTACTGCGTTGTTAAAGCGGGTAGCTGGTGGTGAAACAGAAATAGCCTGCATGATTGAAGCAGGCATCGATCGTTTCATTGGTGAGGCTTATATAAAACACAGTTGGGAGGTAACTGTGATGGTGACTGACCGTGTGAAAAAAGACGATACCCTGATGGTATTGAATGCCAGCAAAACCCAGGTGGCAAAATACATAGTGGGTGATCTCGTGTCTCGTGAAGGGGATACGGTAATTTTTGAAGCCAGCAAGAAAAAACTCCCATAGGTGGCTCCATGTCAAACCAAAGCCAGCTTAAATCAGTTGAACGGCGTTTAAATAAATTCATTAATAAAGATGTGCCGGCGGCGCAAGTAACCGCCACCAATAAAACGTTGGCCAAAGCAAAAACCAGAGTGGTTCGGGCCGTAGCGGTATCCGTAAACGTCAAGGTTGGGGTGGTGCGTAAACGTGTTTATATCGATAGGGCCAAAGGTACCAAAAAGGCCAAGTTTCATGTTTATAGGCGGGCAATTCCGCTAATTTCAATGAATGCCCGTCAAGTGAAAAAAGGGGTGCGGGCAGGCAAGCACTTCCGTTCGGGGGCGTTTATAGCAGATGGCTCAAAAGGCTATGGCAAAGGGGTCTTGAAAAAAAATCAGGTACTTCAGCGCAAGGGGCAGGGGCAGTATCCGCTTAAAGTGTTGACAATTCCCATTGCAAAACACGTTGATGAAATTACTCCCAAGGTCATTGGCCGGGTATTTAAATCAGACTTTGCGCGACTCTATGAACATGAGATCAAGCGCCGAGCCCAGCGAACATAACAGATTCAAAAGGTACTAAATGGACCTACAAATTTTAAGTGATTTGCGCACAGCTGTTCGTGACGCGCTAATTGATGCTTATGGCGGTGCACCAGTTTATACCGCAGAGATTACCAATCTTGATAATGGTGATGATGACAATATTGAGGAGTTTCTCACGGTGTTCCTGGGGGATGGTGAAGAGGATAGTGCAGGTGAAGACCTGGACGGTGAAACTTATCGATCTGATGCCCAGTTGACGGTGGGCTATTTCAATGAAGAGGGCCGGATTAATCAAAGTATTCTCGATGCCCAGGCCGGCACCATTCGGCCACAAATATTAGAGTTGCCATTTAATGGCGATATTACCCGAGCGGGTTGGCAGTACATTCCGCCTATTGATGGCGCAACTGCCGGTATTTATTTTCGCTTCAACGTTAGTTTCTCAAACTAAAAACACTAACCGATTTTATTTAATCAAAACAACAGGGGACTGTTATGAAAGGCCGTGGACTAAAACTTTTTGCAAAATTAACTACTGAAGATGATTTGTCTTGGGTTCGAATCAGCAAGGTAAAAACCTATTCGCCAGGTGAAGAAAGCGTGGCCACCAGTGAGAGTACCTACATCGATGCCGATGATGATTATATAGATCACACTCCGGGCCAAATTGATCCGGGTGAAGTCGCGTTTTCAGTTGAATATTTTCCTGCTGATTTAGGTCAAGTGCTGGTGGAGGGCAACCTAGCCAAAACACTTGATTTTAAAGTTCAGTGGAAAGATGGCAGCGGTGAAACGTATCAGGCCACGGTCACAAAACGTGGTATGGGTGAGCCTACTGATGAAGAGCTGATGCGTAGCTATTCAGCGAAGCGCAAGGGTGCTCCTGTACCGTTTGCAGCACCTTAAGGGGGAGCTTATGAGTTGGCAATTAATCATAATTCTTGCCCTGGGTGGTTTGGTCTTGGGCTGGTTTCTGGCCCATTTGGCCATGCGCCTCATTACCCGGTGGTCGGATTTTAAAAGCGAATGTGTGAACATTTCGGGGCGCTCGTTTGAGCTGGTTGAATTAACCGCTCAGCAACGGGTGGAGTATATGAGACGTTGCGCTGGCTTAAACTCTTCCGACGGTTACGAGCTAATACGGGACGATTTAGCCGTGAGTGCCGACCTCATTGCCCTGCATTTACGGCGGCTTATTTATCCTAATAAATGGGTTTTGTTTTGGGTGAAACGCCTATCTATTGAAACGATAGCCGAGCTATTTAAACGCTGTGTAACGTTAAGCAATATCCCGTTTGACATAAAAGAACAGGATGAAACGTTTGAAACGCTTACTGAAGCGGACCAAGGTGAAGACGATTGGGATTACCTTGATAGCGAAAAAAAGTCGAGTCCAGCTGTGCGCCAATAGGGTTTGAAAATACCCTAGCGTTACAGCTGGGTTTGGTAGATGTGCTGGCCATGTTACGAAAAATATCATGCGCCCAGCTTGATCAGTGGTACCTGTATTATCGCGCCCATCCGTGGGGGCCAGCAATAGACAGCTTTAGAAATGGTCAGCTTTGCGCGGCCACTTATAACAGCACGGGCCGTATGAAAACGGCTTTAAAACCCTCTGATTTTAACCCTCAATTGTAGTGAACTTTATGGCTGGCAAATTAGACCGCTATACCATCGTCATTGATGGTGATAACAAGAAGCTAGAGTTAGCAGCAAAGAACTCTGTGCGCGACATGGGGCGTTTAAACAAAGCAGCAAATGATGCCAATGGTGGGGTAAGTAAGTTAGCCACTGGGGTACGCAACGCTTCTAGTCACGTTGCAGCGTTTCAAGGTCCGTTAGGCGGTGTATCGGGCCGATTAGGTGCGCTGGCCACTATGATCACCAATATCAATCCCATTATGGTGGGGCTAGGATTGGCCGTAAGTGGTGTTACCTTATTTATGGTAAGCGCCATAAAAGAATACGACCAGTTTAATCTGCGTAATCAAAAAACCAGTGCGTTACTAAAAGCCACCGGCCATGCATCGGGCTTTACCGCTCGCCAGCTAGACATCATGGCCAAGGCCGTAGCACTCAATACGTTAGCCAGTGTCGAGGGTATTAAAGACACACAAAACGTTTTATTAACGTTTAAAGGAATTTCAAAAGACGCATTTAGTACCGCTATAGAGTTATCGCAAGACATGGCGGCGGTAATGGGTACCGATTCTAAAGCGGCTGCTTTGCAACTGGGTAAGGCATTAGAAAGTCCTACCCAAGGCATAAGTGCGTTGAAAAAAGCCGGGGTGTCGTTTACCCAGGCGCAGCGCGACATGATCCGCGACATGGAAAATGGCGGGCGTGTGGTTGATGCCCAGACTTACATTTTAGAAACCCTTAAAAATCAGATTGGCGGTACGGGTGCGGCTGAAGGTGATGGCACCGTAGTTGGTGCGATAGATTCCATGAGCCAGCATTGGCAGGCCATGAAAATCAATGTGGCCGATAGCACAGGTGCAGCCAATGCTGCGAGTGCATTTTTCAGTACGTTAAGTGATGGGTTGGCTCAGGTTAATAAAGATTTTTGGCCTGATGATGACAGTCGAATGCAAGAGCTTGCTGCAAAGCGCCTTGAATTAAGGAAGGAGCTTACAACCCTTGGAAGAGGTGAGCACACAGGTCTGTTTTCAATACTGGTGGGGTCTAATTCTGAATTTTTAAATGTGTCTCGTGCCCTCGATGCAACCACTAAAGAAATGCGAGAAATTCAAGCTCGTCGTAAAGAACAAATTCTCGAAGAGCAGGCGGCCGGTAAAGCCGCAGACGCCCACAATGCCGCCCGTGAAAAAGAGTTAGTAGCCGTAAAAGCCGCGGCCGATGCCAAAAAATTAGAGCGTATTTTCGCCCATGGTGCCGCTGCCGTTGCTGCTATGGACATGCAATTCGCCAATGAAGGTGAAAAAGCCCAATTAAACCTACAAAAAAACCTCGATCGCATTAAAGGTTGGCAAGTTAGCCAGCAAGAAATTGAAGCTCGTGGCTTTGAATCCATGGCCGAGCTTAAACAGTCTTATAGCGATATGGCCTACGAGCAGCTTGATGCTGACTTATTAAAAATTGAAGAGCGTCACGCTGCCAGTGAAGCTAAAAAAACCGCTCATCAAAGTGATGAGGCCAAAAAAAGAGCCGCTGCTGAAAGAGCCTCCCAAGCGGCGGCTTTGTCGGCATACCAGGGAACTAGTCAGCAATTTTTATCAGCTTTAGAAGATTCGGGGAAACAATCTAGCGGTATTTATAAAGCAGCTTTTGCAATTCAAAAGGCAGCGGCGATTCCGGGCATGATTGTTAGTACTGAAGAAGCGGCAACAAAGGCATTGGCGCTCGGCCCTATCGCTGGTCCAATTGCTTCCGGTGCCATTCGTGGTATGGGTTACGCCTCGATTGGATTGGTGGCCGGGCAAACCATTGCCGGTGCATTTGAAGACGGCGGCATCGTCGGTGGCTCTAGCTATAGCGGCGATAAATTAACCGCGTTTGTGAACAGTAGTGAGATGATTCTGAATGTTTCACAACAGAAAAAGCTTTTTGATATAGCCAATGGGATGTCTGTTGGGGGTGGCTCGGCAGTCACCGTTAACATCATCGAAGACGCCAGCCGGGCAGGCCAAGTACAAGAAGTCACCGGCCCCAATGGAGAGCAGATGATTGAAGCATTTGTGGCCAGTATCCAGCAGGGCGGTCCGGCTGCGGATGTAATGGAGCAAACCTATCGTTTACAAAGGGCGGGACGCTAATGGCTGAGATTACAGAGTACGCCTTTTGGCCTTCTAATTTGGGTTTTCCTCTTTTAAAGGGTTATAGCTACACCCCAAGCAATAACTTACTGCAAAGCGCTTTGGACAGTGGCGAGATGCGTGTGCGCAGGCGTTTTAAGAATATGCCGGGCACCGTCACCATAAACTTATTATTTAACAATGAGCAAGCCGCCTTGTTTGAGGGTTGGTTTCGCCATGTTATTAACGAGGGCACGGTATGGTTTTCCATGCCGATTAAAATGCCTGCGGGGGTGATTGTTCACCTTGCTCGTTTTAAATTACCCCATAAACCCATGAAAGCCATTGCCCATACCAAGTGGACTAAATCTATCACGCTGGAAGTAAAAGAGCGGGTGGTCATCGATGGTGAAAACACCGCTTTCCTGGAAGAATACAAATTGAGCGATGTCGAAGTCGCGGCGCTTATTGCATTAGAGGCATTATAAATATGACGACAGTAACGCAAGATATAAAAGCCTCCGTAGACACCATTAAAGAAAGCTCTCAGGTGGCGGCCAAATTCATTGACCCAGCTCAAACTGCTGATGTGCAAGGTTCGTCTGGTATTTTAAAGCCCTTGGCCGCTTTTGAAAAAGATGCCGATGATATTGTGATTAAGCTGGGCACTGATGTAGATGTTTTAACTGCCGCCGCCGATGTGGAAATTTCTCGCATTGGTACTTTTACAAAAGAGATCTTCACTCCAGCTAATATCTATACAGAAATAAAAATATATTTTGTTGATAGCGATATTGCTTATACCCCCATAGCTTTCCCTTTTACTGCCAGCGCCTTAATTCAAACCGATATTGATTCCGGTGCCTTGACAGTGATGCAGGGTTTAACCCGTAATGATTTAGGTCGCAAGGGTTCGGCCATACCCAAGGCGCGGGATACGATGTTGGTATTAGCCGACTTGGCCGCGATCATTAGCGAAGATTTAGAGGTTGGCCAGCAGGTTAAAGCGCAGGCGCTGCCAGCCGAATATTTAGTGGTGCCGACCGGCACGGGCTCAGCCAGCACAGGCCGTTATCATGATATGGGTAACGGCAACCAGCTTAAATTAGTGATTGAAGGGCAGGTGGATACCTGGGCGGAGTTGGAATTAACCGAGCCTCAATTTGATGGGCAGATTATTAAGTTGGTCGGCCACACTGTTGCCGGCCTTGGTGGCGGTACCGTTGTTGCGAAATACGCAAGTACTCGCACCAAAAATGGTGGCACGGTTGCCAAGTCACCGCTGGGTTTAACCTGGGAGCGTGAATTAAGCGGCCTGCCTGACCTTTATATGTTTGGTTGTCTTGGCGATGGCAGCGATGACAGTGTTGGGTTTCAAAATGCCGCCACCGCTGGCGATTTTCATATTCCAAAATGTGATGTTCATTGGTTGGTGGGCGGTATCACTGTGCCAAATGGCCGCATCATTACAGGCGACAGTTCCTATGTTTACACCGCTTTTTCTGTGTCTAATGTGGCTGGCCTGGGTGCCGTAGTTTATGACACCTCTAAAGGTACATTTATAAGCTGGGGTGCAAGCTGTGAGATCAGCCAATGCACTTTCCACGGCGTAGATCGCTCACGTCCATTCCAGGAAGGTTCAGGTGGTGGCCTTAAACTATACAAAGTCGCTGTTTTTCGGTGTGAAAAAGGCTTTGGCCGAACAGCCCATTACACGATGGGTAATTGTCGGTTATTGCTTTGCCATTTTTCAGGTAACACAACCGGTATTGCTGGCTTGGTTGATTCTCATGTTGCGTTTAACGAGGTGAATGCCAACGAGGGGTCAGGTATAAGAGCTTCGGCGGGTTGCAATGATACCGTTTACATGGATAACAAAGTGGAGTGGAATAATACCAAGGGTTATGAGTTCTATGGGAACCAGAGTTCAATCCAAATAATCGGCGGCATAGTTGATAGAAACGGTGAGGCGGGAATATCAGCCACTGGCTATGCTGGTGTATTGGTATTAGGTGTTAAGTTTAGACGGAATGGCCGCCTGTCCGAGCTAAACGCTGAGCAAAATGGTCATGTGGCTTTGCGTGGCGGCTCTCAAAAGTATTTTCGGCTGGTTAATTGTGATACGGCGGCGGGAACCGGGGACTCAGGTGAGGGCTATAATTCACCGGCTTATTCAATTGTGGCCAGTGACAGTGCGTCTGTACTGGGCTTGGTATCCGGTTGTGACTTAACCGGCGCGAATACGCAAGTTTTTAAGGTGCGCAACGGTGGCTCACTCTCGATTAATTCATTCATTGGAAATGATGTTGAGGGTATTGCGTATGGCAGTAGCGTAAATTTAGTTAGTGAGAGTGGTAATACCGGTATTCCCGAAGCGCAAGCAATCCCTGATTATGGTTCGATGATTTATCGGGGTGGCACTGGGAATATAGCAGCGGCAACCGATCTAATCCTAACCGGCCTTACGTCCGTAAATACTTATAGTCGCTATGCCTATGATATTCATCTTGTAACAAGAAACCCTGGCGACGATACCTATGCAATAGTGCAGGAAGCTAAATTGGTCGTGGTGCGTGGTGGCGGTAATACTAGGGTTGAAATTATCATGCTGCATGAGACTCATACAATGCTTGGGGTGACGGCGACTACCTCGGAAGCGGACGGGTCTGAAATTACTATAACGGTAACGCCAGACAGGTTATTGCAGGTAGTAATGATGGTAACGGTGGCGTACTGATTTATGTCTACTCTATTAAATACAGTTCACGCCAGTGCCCCCGCATCAGAAATTAAACTCCATACCCTTGAATTAACTAACGCCAGTTTTCCTAATGGTGCCTACCGTTGGGTGCAGGGATTTAATGATGAGTCTCTCACGCTTGAAAATGGCCAGGAGTTTACCTTTGAAGGTATGGGCTTTGGTGTGTCGTTAGCCGAGCGCTCATTGCGCGGCAACCAAGACATCCAATTCCAGATCGATAATGTAACCGGCGAGGCTTTGCGGGCCATCAATGATGTGATAGATAGCGGCGAAAAAATGCTGGTGGTATATCGCTGCTATTTAGATTCTAATCATTCTGCCCCGGCGCAGCCTGCCACCAGAATGACCGCCACGGGGGTTACCGCCGACTATAGGTCGGTGAATGTGATCGCCGACTTCCATGATTTTGTAAACCTCAAGTGGCCCGTCCAGCGCTACACGCCCACCCTTGCCCCTGGCTTAGCGGCCTAACTATGCAGATAGATGATTACTTTACTGTGCCATACATAGATGGCGGCAGGGATGTGTCTGTGGGTTTAGATTGCTGGGGTTTGGTGCGTCATGTTTTGCATGAGGTGTTTGAGTTGCCGCTGTTTAACGGTTTTGGCCGTGTGGATCGCCACCAAGCAGATGCCATTCATCAAGGGTTTAATGAATCAGAGTCGAGCTTTAGATTGTGCCCACCCAAGGCAGGAGCATTGGCCTGTTGTTTTATAAAACGTGGCGATGATTTTATTTTTCATCATGTGGGTGTATGCATAAGTGCAAGTGTTGTGCTGCACACGGCCAGCACCCATGGGGTTAAGTCTGTGCCGGTTAGGGCGTTTAAGCGCTTGGCCCCGGTGGTTAAATTTTATGAGTTTGTGGGTGAGGATTGAATATGTCGGTTGAAATTCGAGTTTATCCCAATAAATTGGTGATGACTGAATACGAAAAATTGAGCTGTGATGCGGGTTTAAGTATTGAGCAATGGCTGGTTGATAGCGTGCCATTGTATGAGCGCCTGCCGGTGCCGCTTTACAGCGTGCTTTTAAATGGCTTGGAAGTGTCGCCTGAGTTGTGGGAAAAAACCCAACTGGAAGCGGGTAATCTTTTGGAGTTTTTTATTGAGCCCAAAGAGCCCGTGACCATCGCCATGGTGGTGATTGCGGTGGTGAGTGCAGCGGCTGCCATTTATTACGCCAACCAGATTCCCGATAACTACAATTCAACCACACCTAATGGCTCGTCTATTTATGATGCCAATGCCCAGGGCAATCGTGTGCGCCTAATGGGTGTGGTGCCTGAGCATCTTGGGGAGCACCTAAATTACCCGGACGTGTTGAATACCCCGCGCCAGCATTATCAAGACGATGAAAGCTGGAAATACTTTTTATTATGCGTAGGCCAGGGTGAGTATCAAATAAACGATGCCGATATTTTTATAGGTAATACACAAATAAGCCGTTATGCGGCGGATATTGAATACCAGTTGTTTGGGCCGGGCGCTGATGTGTCGGGCAATGAAGCGCATCGAAATTTTTACCAGTCGCCCGAAGTGGGCGGAAACGGCTTAGAAGTGGATGCGCCTGAATATAGGTTTATCGCCGCAGAGGGTTCTGGGCGCTATATAAAAACGTGGCCATTGCATACCGATACTGTTGGGCAAAATAAAACGCTTAAGTTTTTTGCTTATGATGGCTCGTTTTATCGTATCCCTTGGCCCGTGGGCAGTCATATTCAGCTAGATGGTTTGAGTTCTAGTATAGAAGTTTTTGAAGGTGTGGTGGATCTGGTGGATATGGGCGCTGCCTTAGCGGATCAGATAGTGGCCGACTTTGGTTTGGCTGTGGTTGCGGTAGGTGATGAAATTCAGTTGGTGGGTGCTGGGAGTGATGCGGGCACGTATTTGGTTAAATCGGTGACCGATACGGTTATAGAATTGACAGATTTGCAGGGCAATGATGTTACTGGATTGACCCCAGCCACGCGGGTGTTGGTTCGTATATTACGTGAGCATTCGTTGCTGGGCTTGTACGAAATTGTGTCGGGCACTGGCAGTGATTCCATGGAGGTTTCTAAGGTGGGTGATCCTGACTGGACGGGGTTTTCTACCAGCACTCAATATCATGATATTACCGCCGAGCTTATTAACGGTGCGATTGACCCGGTGGCGATTGGTCCGTTTGCTGCGGCCCCGGCTCGGCAGGAAACCAACTTAATTGAGCTGGATTTTTTCTTTAATGGTTTGGGTAAGGTAAATAACAATGGCACTGTGAGCAGCCATTCGGTGGATATTGAAATTCATTACCGTGAAATAGGCACTACGGTTTGGACTAAATCGAGCCATACGTTTACCGAAGCTACCCGTGATCAGTTTGGCCGTACCATAGAGATTCCCTTGCCCGGTAAGATAGCGGTTGAGGTGCAGGTGGAGCGAGTAAGTCATCAGGAAAATGATGTTTCATTGAGTGAGAAAGTCATCTGGAAGGGGCTGCGGGCAGAATTGGATACCGTGACCAGTTATCCGGGTATGACCACGATGGCCTTGAAAATTAAGGGCAGTAATGCGCTGTCGGCCAGTGCTGAAAATAAAATTAACGTGATTGCTACCCGCATGCTCGCCACCTTTGATGCTTATGGCAACTTCACTCAGTTTGAAGCCACGCGAGACATTGCCCCGGCGGTGTATCACATTTTATTGTCTTCTGGATATGCGGCGGACCAGATAGATTTGGATGAGTTGTATCGGTTGCATCAGATTTGGTCGGGCCGTGGTGATGAGTTTAATGCCATTTTTGACAATGAAATTACCGTATGGGAGGCGTTGAAGCGGGCGCTGGCTGTGGGTTTTGCCAAGCCTACTTTGGATTATGGCAAGGTAATTCCGGTGCGTGATGAAAAGCGCGAGAGCTTGAACTACATGTATCAGGCCGACAACATGATTAAAAATTCGTGGAAGATGCATGCCACGCTAATTGATGAATCTGAATCGGATGGCATTGAGGTGGAGTATTTCTCGATAGCGACGCGCAAGCCTGAAACCATTATGTGTTTATTGCCTGGGCAGCTGGGTCTTAAGGCTGAGCGTGTGCGGGCCTTTGGTATTACCAATATGGATAAGGCGTATCAATTTGGCATGCGCATGGCCAGCACCCGCAAGTGGCGCCGCAAGGAGCATACCTGGTCCACCGAGATGGATGGTTTGAACAGTAACTATTTGAGTTATGACGCCCTGGGCATTGATATACCTGGATTTAGCCAGACGGGCCGAGTTGAGGCTGTGGCCGGGCGGGTTATTAAGGTTAACCAGGATTTGAACTGGGCGACCAGCACCAATTACATTGGTATCCGCAATGCAGAGGGTAAGCTGTCTGGGCCTTATACCTGTACGCAGGGTGCTGATGTGGACACGGTTGTACTGGATGTTGATTTGGACTTTGTGCCGGTGATGGATGGCAGCCAGGAGCCGCCGTTGTTTATGTTTGGATCGGACACCCAGTGGTGTGAGCGGGTATTGGTGACGGACATTAAGCCCAGCGGTACCGACAGGGTGAAGCTGAAAGGCATTAACGATGATGACCGGGTTTATCTGTACGATGATGCGCTTGCGCCAGTTGTATGACCATGAAGATTATTATTTGGTTCTTGGCGCTGTCGGAGGCGAGAAGGCGGCTTTGGGCAGTGGTGTGCCTGGTGGTGGGTATTCTGTTTTCCGTGGTGGCCATGTTCTTTATTCTGATGTTTAAGGCGCTTGGTTTGATTGCCCTGGTGGTTATCGGTGCGCCCTTGGCAGTGATGGGGAGCCCTTACTGGTTTGGTAAGTGGATTCTTTATGATCGGCTTTGGAATTGGATGCTGGGTGGCGACTTTGAGGAAACGGTGTCGAGTCGATTGGGTAAATGGCATTGCTTTGATCACGATCCAGTGTTTACTGGTTCGCTGTTTTTTCTTAATCAATTGGTGTCCCTGTGGCTTGATCAGGTTGATCGGGACCATATTAAAACCTCGATTATGCCCCATGTGGGCGTGTCGGTACCTGCCTTTAAAATGGCCCATTTGAATATAGTTGAAGACTCGCTTTATACCTTGGGCATTAAAATATGATGGCATCTGTGCGCTATTTTATTTAATGTGCAGCCTCTACTAACAAGGAGTGAGTATGAAAGTCCTCTCTATAGCATTAACTTTTCTTTTTATATCTGCATGTGCCACGGTTGATTACACGGTTATTCCCACTGATCAGCAGAAGGTACAAGTGGTGGTGGAAGTCCCAAGCACTGACAAAGTAACCCTGTTTAATCGCGCGCGGGAATGGGTGGCGGCCAATTACATGAGTTCCAATGAAGTGACCCAAATGGCCAACTCAGATACCGGAAGAATCATGGGGCGGGGTATTACTGTTGCGCAGATTGATAGCGGTGGCCTAGTGACTACCCCATGGAAGTACTATCACCAGCTTAAGATTGACGTGAAAGATAATAAGGCGCGGCTGGTGATCTCTGACTTTTCCCATGTAAGCACAGGGCAGGCACCTAATTATAAATGGGCGTTTGACCCATTGATGGCCAGCGTTAAGCCTTTGGCTGCTGAGTTTGAAAGCTATATGTTAACGGGGGGTGTTCAGTCAGTTGGTTCTGATTGGTAGGTACGCCAATTTCTTTCTGAATAACTATGGCCCCATTTGGGGCCTGATATTTTAGCCTTCCTTATTTTTATTGTACTTGGGGTTTTTCCCTTGGTTTTTTCGGTAGGTTTCCAGCTTTTCTTTTTCCTTCTTCATAGCCCCTGCTTCAGTCATCTTTCTTGAGGTGACATTCATATTCCCAAAACTTTTTCCAGCCTTCTTATGTTCAGCCTCTCTGCGCTCTGGGTCGTTCGTGGTACCTACATAAACAACCTTATTGCCTTGTTTAAGTTCGTACGTGACGGTATCTCGTTTTGCCATTGGTTTTTCCTTTAAGTCATTATTATTTGTTTTACCAGGTGGAATCGGTAAAAGCCTGTATATTCTTACAGTGCCGAATTAAAGCGCCAAGGATTTTGATTGTTTTTGCTAGTAAATCATACTAAAGGACTAGTGCGGCCAATATGTGAGCGGGTTTACAGGTGTGACAAAAGTGTGACAAGGGGATCTCGATGTTTTCTAAGATATTGATTTATAAGGGATTTCTATTTTGTACGTGACCAATCCATCATGGGAGCGGTGCAGAAACGGCGAGCGCCTGGCTTTAAAGCATTTTGAATGTTTTCTGGAGTTGTTGACTGCATAACCATCGAGCGATTTAACCTTTGGCGCTTAACTTAATGGGATGATTTTAGGCTTGTGTGTCGAATGCTAGTGGCGGCTTCGACTCGCTAAAAATACCGGGGGGCGAATTATAACACGGCGATTCTAGAGAGAGGGCAAAAGCTATGCGATGGCCCTAGGTGCTCGCCATTGAATAAGGCTATCGGTACTGGTGGTTCTAGGAGGTGG